ATAATTATGCACTAATCGATGGGAAACTTTGTGAGATTTTAAGACTTGAATGGATCGATGAAAAATCTTTCGCACAAATATCGTATAAAGAACCATTTGACTGGGCAGATGGTAAAGTTGAAACCATTGTAATAAATGACTGATGCAAGACTTTAAACATATAGGAAGAGAGCTCAAGAAAAACATCGAACAGATGAAGACCTTGACTGATGATCTACTTCAAAAAGCACAAGAGAAAGAACCAGAGAAAGTGGCTGAGATCATGAAGGCAAACTCAGAAGTTCTAAAAGCAATCAAGAACAAAGATGTTCAAGTATTAACAGAATTATATAAGAAGTATGCCGATAATAGTCACTAATCAAGGTTTTCAAGATATGTTCGGAACGACAAGATCGTATCTGAAAAGTAATGTCGGTGACATACAGACTGCATCAATCGACATCAAAGAAGAGATCTCTGTAACTTCTGGCAATGGTATCACAATCACAAACAATGCATCTTCAAACATTATCACCTGGCTTGGTGGTGACTTTGAAGAAGAAGGATTCAGAGCAACAGATTCTGTGATTCTCACAATATACAACGTGAACACTGGTGCAGTAACATCGACAACAACAACGACAATAGACTATGTGATCGGAGATACTATGAAGGTGGCATCAACCTCATCGACATGGTATACTTTACCAGATGAAGTGGTTTCAATAGTTACATTGAGAGCAAGAGAATCCATGACATTGAATGTCAACATGGTGGCCAATGGATCTGCTGGATCTGAGTTCTCATTGATTGATGGTGAAGTAACTCGTTTCAATTTTGATTTAACTGGAGGTGGGACATCCTTCACTGGAGTTCAGATCGGAAACAAGTCTGGATCATATGATGTCACTGCCACAATGAATCTCACACCGAATCCAGGCTCTTCAATTAGAGATTACACTCTGAGAATAAGTTTCACACAAGTAGGTCTATACAATTCTAATCTATTTGACTTCAACAATTGCGTGAAGTTATATGCTGGAATGTCATGGTCATCTTTATCTGGAGAACCTTTCGGACAAACAATGGATGTCTTCAATGATGATGCCGACACTGGATGGTTTAATCAAGGTTTTAATTCATCCATAGAAGATGCAACTCTTGTGCAAAGCATTGGATCTTTGGCATATGACTCAGTTACTACTAGTCAGTTCGTAATCGATTCAGCATCGAATGATTATGCAGTCGGATCGGCTTATATTAGTGGATCAGATTCATACTATAAAGTACAAGCAGAATCACAGACAAATCTTACAATGTTAGTTCCTTCGAGTTTGCCTATCTCTGGAGTGCCAAATCAATCGGCACTGAATCCAGATGGTGCTGGATATACAATTGAGATCACAAACATCGCAACTGCTGGAACCATCAGAACCATAGACTTTACCTTTACACCGAATACTGCATTCACTACATTCATGACAAACAGAACTGAAGGAGACAGAACCTTCTATGTTTGGATGAAGTTTGGCAACGTTAATGTCCTGGCTTTTAGTGGTCAATTATCATCTGCTCCAGTGGTCGCTGGTACGATCAACATGGAAGCAACAAACTACATCGATCATGGACAGAATACAACTGCCGATCAAGATACGAGTCTGTCGGTTACTGGTTACTCTGGAAACGTTGAGGATGACTTTGGATTCGTTGCCAAATGGCTATGGATTAAAAAGGCCATAGTGACATATGTCAGAGTAGGAATTGAAGCATATAACTCTGTGACAGAAGAGTCCTTCACATTGCAACAATCAAACTTCAGTCTCAACAACATTCCTCAGACTGGCCCATTGGACTCTTATGTCTTGAATCTGACTGCACCAATAAACACCGAGCTCCCAACAACATCCAATAAAATTGAAGCACTATTGATCAATGATGATACGATAAACACTCCCACTCAATATGGTGTGAGATTGTACTATCCATATCTATACAATTGGAGATACTGGATCTCACAAGCAAATGCAGATGGTGACTTTTATCCAGATCAACAAACTCAGAACTGGGTTCCATATGGTACGACTGGAACATGGGGACTCAGAACATTTGTCGAGTACAATCTTAATGGATCAGCATATAGATACACTGATGATCTCACGATCTTAGATTATGATTCGGATGCAAACATTGTCCAAGACATACAATTGAAAAGAAATGATCCTTTAACAAATGTTAATGTTATCATTGAGGGAGAGATGATGCGAGTCGTAGCGACTCACACAATAACTTCTGGAACGTGGAAACAAACAGACATCTGGGGAATGATTACGATAGAACCAACAGAGTCAAGTCCCAGATACATCAGTTCCACTGCGATAGATTACGATGGAGACCTATCAAATCCACTAACTCCATTAAGTGGTCTTAGATGCGATATGACATTCCCATCTCCAAATATAGCCAGGCTTGAGTGTTTCTTCGATCCTACAAAAATTAATTTAAACAATGGAGTCAAATTCACCACTAAGATCAAAGGGTGCATCTGGCCATAAATAGAACAATATGTGTGATTGTATAAAAGTAGAAATTCAGACAACAACAGAACCATCATCAACGATCTATCAACTTGAGAAAGGTGGTGATCTAAATGGTGAAAGTTGGTGGACATTTGTTCACGATGGATTAACTTATAATATGTGGTACGATGGTTCAACTTTTTGGTTAGTCACTGAAGTTCTTGGAAGTCTTTCGAATATATATTCAAGATATGCAAGAGTCACAAGTTGTCCTCATGCAACATTAACTGGTAACACTGCAACTGGATGGATAGATCCTCAAAGTATATGGACAACGTTCACAACATCAGCACAAGATTGTCCGAATTGCGATCAACAAGATAGAACAAAAGAATCATTTAACTCAATCAAACTACCTTCAGACTTTGTCGAGGATGCAAGAGGATTAAAAGAATGTTGTTGTGTATATAAAGTCCTGGCCGATCCCAGCTCAGACACTTGGAAAAACGACAAGACATCTGCATGGTTAAAGGTCTCAGATCCTTCAGATACTTTCACCTTTGTACTTAAAAAGAATGACGTTGTCACAACATACACTCCAACATCAGTACCATTCCCAAATGAATCAGATGCATACTACACCACAATCAACTGGATGGATGTATTGACATCTGATGGAGTAGGGTGCTATGAGTTAAAAATATCCTATTCAATTAGTGGCATCACTGGTGAATTGTCATGGGGTAAATATCAACTCGAACCATACTCGATCCAGAACGCATTGAACACTGCAAGGATCAGAGCAATATTCAACGGATACCAAGAAGAGGAAGGAATTGATTTTAGTGGATCAGATGTTGAGTCAACATTCAGATTTCATGGCTACATTGGAAACAGACAACCAAATCAAGAGACAGACAATATCATATACAACAATAGAGAAATGAAGAGAGTGATCAGAGAAAACTTGAACTCCTATGAGATCATCACAGATCCATCTGATGACTGCATTATAAGACCTCTGGTGGACACTTATCTGTTAAGTGAGAATCAACTCTTCATATCAGATTATAATGCCCACAATCCATCATATAGATACCAAGATCTTCCAGTGATAGTCTCAGAGAGTCCATCATTAGAATATTATGACTTTAGTCGAAAGGTGAAACTCACTTGTGTGGTCTCTGATAAATTTAAAAACAAACGAACATACTACAAATAAGATGAAAGGACTTGAACAATTTACAGACCTCCTGGCTATGGCCATCGGAATGACTGGAGCCTTAATGAAGGGACTAAAAAAAAGAATGAAAATGCAGTCTATTTTGATTGCTTGTGTGGTGGCTGGTATACTTTCCTTCTCACTTATTGGAGTGATAGAATTGTTCTATAATGACCTTACTCCCAGACTAACAATATTAGTGGCCTTTGTGGTCGGATGGTTAGCAAATGAAATCACAGAAAAGATTGATTTAATCTTTGACGATGTTTGGGAATACATCGAGAGAGTAATCAAAAAACGTTTAAAATGAATGAAGATAGCACATACACAGAGATGATTCATGTCGATACAAACATCGATGGAAGACATACAATAATCGACACAATTATCAAACAAGATACATTGATCATCGAGAAGGTTACCTTTGATAAGGAGATCCAGATCATTGAGAAGTTAATTAACAGACCAGACTTCGGTAAGTCAGCAGTCAGTATCTTGATCATGATCTTTGTGATTGTTTCTGTATGGAAGAAATGGAATTGTAAACCACAGAAATAATGGTCAGAAAGTATACAGACAAGGAACTACTTGATCGAGTTAAAAACCTGGATTCGTTTAAAGGATATCCAAAAGGTCGCTGGATCATTGGAGTAAGATCAAAGGATGATCTTGTAAACAAGTTCGATGATAAGTTTTATATATACGAGGGTACAAAGTTCATTGATGTAATGACTGGAACGACTCATCCTGGCCTCACAATTTTAAAAGGTGGATTCAAGAAGTTTAACTCTAAAGGATCGGCAGTTCTAAAATCAGATATTTGGTATCACAATGTGTGGATGTATGGATTGCATCGAGGCCGAATGCCATCACTCAAACAACTTGGATCAAGAGTCATGGTCTACAGAGATGGAGACATGGATGGCAAGTCTGAAGAGCTCGGAAAAGCATATATCGGCTGGTATGGTATAAACTTTCACTCGAACACATATGACTTCAGTAAAAAGAATTTACAAGTCCACAGAGAAGACATCAACTCATGGTCTGCTGGATGTCAAGTCGTAAACCAGAGAGCCAAATATATCAAACTCATGAGATGGTTCGAGGATGCAAAGAATCGAGGATCTCAGAAATTTGTGTCATATTGTTTAATTAAAGAATTCTAAATGAAATTATCAAGATCGTCAAAGAACGTACATCAATTAGACGTTGATGGTGAATCGTTACAACTTGCAGTCATAGGTGACATCCATTGGGACAATCCTAAATGTGACCGAGACAAACTGAAAAAAGATCTTGATTATTGCCTTGAGAACAACATTCCAATTCTGGGTATCGGTGACTGGTTTTGTATTATGCAAGGTCGAGGAGATCGGAGAGGTAACAAATCTGATGTCAGACCAGAACATAATAATGCAAGATACTTTGATTCAATAGTCGAAACTGCAGTCGAATACTTTTCTCCATATGCTCATCTCATTCAAGTGGTCGGATACGGAA